CACTCAAAGCATTATATGAATATACTAACACAGGAACAGAACAAGATCCTGTGTATACAAGACCTTTAGGAGAGTGGCCAGAGGAGGTAATCTAACGTGTTAATAGTTGGAGGAAACCAATCGGCAGGGGGTTATGAGATAGCTAACTCAATTAGATATGATAAAACTACTTCACAATATTTAAGAAGAACTTGTGGTTCATCAGCAAGTTCTTATACACTTTCGCTATGGGCAAAAAATTGTGAACCTCAAGGTGGTGATACGACAGCTATATATTGGAATGGTGCTGGTGCTAAAATAAATTGGGAATTTAATGGTATTTCAGCAATATATTGGTATGATCCTGAAACAAGAACAACATCGAGTTATAGAGATGTAAGTGCTTGGTATCATTTAGTATGGAAAGTATCTTCAAATGTAGGAACTTTATATGTTAATGGAGTAGCAGCTCCTGGTTTAACAAGCGTTAGTGGAATAGATAGTTTAAATAGTGGTAATTTTATTTATCTAGGTAATGATGCTGGATCATATAGTCCACAAAATGGATATTTTGCTGAAGTTTGTTTTATTGATGGTACAGCATTAGATCCAACTAGTTTTGGAGAGTATGATGAAGATAGTGGAATATGGAAACCAATAGATGTATCTGGTTTAAGTTTTGGTTCTAATGGATTTTATTTAGATTTTGAAGATAGTTCAGCTTTAGGAAATGATGTATCAGGAAATAATAATGATTTAACATCTGCTGGATTTACTAGCCTTAATCAAACTACTGATACACCGACTAATAATTATGCAACTGCTAATGTACTTGATTTATCAGGTGGTAATTTATCTAAAGGTAATACAAAATTAACAGCAGATGGAGGATGGGATGGTGTAAGAGCAACTGTTCATTATCCAAGTAGTGGAAAATGGTATGCAGAACTTTATGTAAATTCAAGATCTACTGGTGTAACTGTTGGAGTTTTAGATTCAACTAGACGAATAGTAGGAGATTTAGCTGCAGATTCAGGAGGTTATGTATATAACTCAGGAGATGGACGAAAATATAATAATGGAGGTAACTCTGCTTATGGGGCTACGTGGGGAACTGGTGATACTATAAGTGTACTTTGGGATGCCGATACAAATACTCTTGTATTTTATAAAAATGGTGTATCTCAAGGAACAGCTTGGTCAGGTTTAACAGGAGAATATGCATTAGCTTTTAACTGTAATGGAAGCGATTCAGCTACAATTAATTTTGGTAATCCTTCATTCACAATATCATCAGGAAATAGTGATGCTAATGGCTATGGAAATTTTGAATATGCTGTACCATCAGGATATTATGCACTTAACACTAAAAACTTAGCGGAGTATGGATAATGGCTTACACACCAATAGATAAATCAGACGATTATTTTAATACAGTTATTTGGACTGGAAATGATACTTCACCAAGAACCATAACAGGGGTTAATTTTCAACCAGATTTTACTTGGACCAAAAGACGAGATAATGGTGATGGAAATACTAATCATAATTTATACAATTCAATAGTCGGAGCTGGAAATAACACAGAATTAGTTTCTAATGGAACTTTTCTAGAAGGCGGCAGTTCTTGTAATTTATATGGATATTTAAGTGCTTTTACAAGTGATGGTTTTACATTAACTGATGGAACAGATGGTACTTATGAAGATTTATATACAAACCAATCAGGGGCAACATACGTATCATGGAACTGGTTAGCTGCAAACGGAACTGCATCAAACACAGATGGAAGTATCACATCAACAGTTTCAGCAAACACTACAAGTGGATTTAGTATTGTGTCTTATACAGGTAATTTTACTGCTGGTGCAACAGTAGGTCATGGTTTAGGTGTTGTTCCATCTATGTATATTATTAAAAATAGAGATAGAACAGAACCTTGGATGGTTTATCACCAAAGTTTAGGAAATACAAAAGCATTATATTTGAATACAACAAATGCTCAATTAACTAGTAGTGTTTACACAAATAATACTTCCCCAACTTCATCAGTATTTTCATTAGGAGGATGGGAAGGAAATAATGGTTCAAGTGAAGATTTAATAGCTTACTGCTTCGCAGAGAAAAAAGGATTTAGTAAGTTTGGAAGCTACACAGGTAATGGAAGTTCTAATGGACCATTTGTTTATCTAGGATTTAAACCAGCTTTTTTTATGATGAAAAGAACTGATTCTACAGGAGAATGGAAATTAGTTGATAATAAAAGATTTGGATATAATCCATCAAATAGAGTTTTAGTACCGAGTTCAAGTGCTGCTGAACAAACAGATGATAATATTTTTGATATAGTATCTAATGGAATAAAAATTAGAAATAGTGGTGCTGCTTTAAACGCATCTGGTGGCTCATTCATCTACATGGCATTTGCTGAAAATCCATTTGTTACAAGCACTGGAATAGCTGGAACTGCTCGATAAGAAATCTTGCTATAACACATAATCTAGTATATTTTAAAGTATGCTACAAAAACTTAACTTCAAACCCGGATTCAATAAACAAGTAACCGATTCAGGTGCTGAGTCTCAATGGGTGGATGGAGATTTTGTCAGATTTCGATATGGTTTACCTGAAAAGATAGGGGGCTGGTCACAACTCAGTAAAACTAATCAAACCATACCAGGAGCAGCACGTGCTCAACATGCATTCGAATCCTTAGCCGGTGAAAAGTATGTAGCAATTGGAAGCTCACAAGGTTTATTTTTATATTACTCAGATAAAATTTATGACATCACTCCATTAGATACGGGTTTAACAGGAGCTGATTTTGATGCAACAACCGGTTCACCAACGGTTACTGTCAATAAAGCAACACATAATTTAGAAAATGGAAGATATGTAAAATTTTCTTCAGTTACGGTTCCAACTGGATCGGGTTATGCAACATCTGATTTTACCGATAATACATTTGAGATAAAAAATGTAACTACCAATACTTTTGAAATTACGATGCCAACCAATTCAGCAGGCACTACATCTGGTACTGGATCTGCTCAAATTGATCCTTATGTATTTGTGGGACCTACTATTGAGACTGCAGGATATGGTTGGGGAACATCGACTTGGAGCGCTGAAACATGGGGTACACCAAGATCTACTAGTAACGTGATTCTGGATCCAGGAAACTGGAGTCTTGATAACTTTGGTCAAATATTAATTGCAACCATTCATAATGGTAAAACATTTACTTGGAATGCCGGAGCCGCTGGTGCAAGAGATATTCGAGCAACAACTATGTCAGGTGCACCTACCGCATCAAGATTAACACAAGTTTCTGATAGAGATAGACATGTGTTTCATTTTGGAACTGAAACAACGATTGGTGATACATCGACTCAAGATCCAATGTTTATTCGATTTTCAAATCAAGAAGATTATAATACCTATACCCCAACTGCAACTAATACGGCAGGGACCTTTAGACTCGATAAAGGAAACGTGATTGTTGGAGCGGTATCTGGTAAAGATTACACATTAGTATTAACCGATTCATCGGCTTATGTTATTCAATTCGTTGGTCCACCTTTTACTTTTTCAGTTAGACAGGTAGGTACTAATTGTGGATTAATTGCGCAACACGCTTTAAGTTATTCAAATGGTGTTGTCTTTTGGATGTCCGGTGAAGGTGGATTTTTTATGTTTGATGGTACGGTTAAAGCAATACCATGTTTAGTAGAAGACTTTGTGTTTACCACATCTGGAGATAATTTAGGAATTAATTATTCTGCATCAGAAATTGTTTATGCAGAACACAATACTTTGTATAATGAAATTAATTGGTTTTATCCAAAAGATGGTTCTATTCAAAATGATAGATGTGTAACGTATAACTACGGTGAAAACTGTTGGACAACTTCATCATTGGGGAGAAGTTCTTATATTGATCAAGGCGTATATGATTTACCGTATGCAACCGATTATGATACTACTGCTACACCTAGTTTTGATATTCAAGGAGTAACAAACATTAATGGTGCATCAACTTACTATGCTCATGAAACCGGAACCGATCAAATAAATTCATCTGGTACAACTTCTATTGATGCCTATATTCAATCTGGAGATTTTGATATATCTGCAAGACGTGGTTTAACCGGTCAAACAACGGGTATGGCTGATCTTAGAGGTGATGGTGAGTTTATTATGTCTATGAGTAGATTTATACCTGATTTTAAAGTACTTACAGGTAATTCAAAAGTCACACTACTATTAAATAATTATCCATCGGAAACTGCTACAAGTTCACCTTTAGGTCCCTTTACAATTACATCAACTACTGATAAAGTGGACACTAGAGCAAGAGGCAGGCTTCTTGCAATCAAAATTGAAAACGACGCTATAGGTGAAACTTGGCGTTATGGAACATTAAGAGTAGATATAAAACCGGACGGTAGACGATAATGATAGATAAAGGTTATTACAAAGACATTCCACAATTAGCAAAACCTAAAGGTCATGAGAGACAAGGTTTTAGAGGGGAAGCTGCCGCTGCTTCAGATGCTGCTGC